TATGGTAGTTGAGCAAGAACGCAGAGGCGAACGCTCATACGATATCTATTCACGTTTAATGAAAGACCGCATTATTATGCTTAATGGTCCTGTTGAAGATAACATGGCTAACTTGATTGTAGCACAAATGCTTTTCTTAGAAAGTGATAATGCAGAAAAAGATATTAATTTATATATTAATTCACCCGGCGGACAAGTTACAGCCGGCCTAGCTATTTACGATACAATGCAGTACATCAAGAGTGATGTAAGAACTACTGTAATGGGTCAGGCATGTTCAATGGGATCATTCTTAGCACAAGCAGGTGCAAAAGGCAAACGTGTAGTGCTTCCAGAGAGTCGTACAATGATTCACAGAGTGTCAAGTGGTACACGAGGCACAAGCGGTAGTGTATATGTACAAGAGTTAGAATTTGAAGATGCTCGTCGTTCTATGGAAGAGTCTAAGAAAGTAAACAAGCGTCTTACAGAATTATATGTGAAACACAATACAGCAGGTAAGACATATGACGAAATGGCTGAAACGATGAAGTTTGATACATTCTTGACTGCCGAAGAAGCAGTCGAATGGGGTCTTGCTGATATGGTTGTGGAGAAACGATAATGCCTATTCCAGAAAGAGTATATGTTCCCGGAGCACCTGAACCTAAGGATCCAAGTAAGAAACATTTTTATATTAGTCTTGTAAAAAGTGCAATACGTATTGCAGGATGTGTAGTTGCCCTAGCCACAGGCGCTTGGGGTTGGTTAGCCGCAGGGTTACTTGTTGCTGAAATACTAGGCATTGCGGAGGAATTATAATGGCACCAGAAGTACAAGATAAAATTGCAGAATTAAAAGGTATCCCTACAGTAGAGGAACTAAATAAACAGTTAAAAGAAAGCACACTTGTTGTTACTTTTAATAAACTTGACGGAGATGAAAGAGTTATGACATGCACAAAGTCATATGATATTATTCCTGAAGAGAACCGTCCTAAGACAGAAAAAGAACCTCCTAAAGGTAATGTAACTGTTTGGGACATCAATGCTAAAGGTTGGCGTTCATTTAAATATGATCGTGTAACTAAAGTCCAATCATCATCATAGGAGATTAAAATGAAATATTTTGAAAAAACTTTCCACACCTTTGTTATCTCAGCCGCAGTAGGCTTAACACTAGGATTTAGTGGTGCGGCACATGCTGAAGGTTCAGTTAATGGCCAAGTAACAGATCATTACAAATGGGTAGTTAACCAAACACCTTACCGTGTTGAAGTTTGTAAAGATTATTCTTACGGTGGAGACAAATCAGGTGACATGCTTAAAGGTGCTATCATTGGAGGCATCATTGGTAACAATGTAGGTGATGTTAAAAACGGTGGTGCTTTAGGTGCTGTACTTGGAGGCATGATTGGTCATAACAATTCAAAGGCTACTGGCGGCACACAAAGACGCTGTAATATTGAAACACGTTATGAAGAATCAAGAGAAGAAGTTTATAGCCATAGTACTATTAACTTTTACTCTAATGGACGTAGTTATTCGCTACGTTACACTAAGTAGAATATAACATTGGAAGATTGGCTGAGTGGTTTAAAGCAACGGTTTACTAAACCGTCGAAGGGGTAACTCTTCCGTGGGTTCGAATCCTACATCTTCCGCCAACACGCGGGTATTGTGTAATGGTAAGACCTTAGCCTTCCAAGCTAATGATAGGAGTTCGATTCTCCTTACCCGCTCCAACTTACTTGAAAGGTAAAGATATTGGGGAGAGTCTTCATTGAAGAAGCGATGCAAAAAACAGGCATCAATAGAACAGATTTAGTTGGAGTATGTACATACCTAATTAGAACTAAACAAGCAAGCGGTCAAGGTGACGCAATACGAAGGCTAGAAGATGGCGAGTTTGACGGAGTTGATCTAAAAGAAAAACTAATACAGTATTATCAGAAAGAGTTAGATGAGCCTGAAGTTGTCGATGACGTCGATCAAGAGGAATTACAGGATAGTGTGGCGACTTAATACGCCCGCGAGAGTCAACGGTTAGCTCTCAACCGCGCCTGTGGTGAAATGGTAGACACGCTGGTTTTAGGTACCAGTGCTTTACGGCGTGGGGGTTCAAGTCCCTCCAGGCGCACCAAAATATTTGACATACAGTGAAAAAAGTGTTATATTAATAAAATGTATAGAGTAACAGCATACTTCAAGAATCATAAAGTCACACAATCATTTGTCGACTTGTATGATGCTATAGACTGGCGAGATGTAGCCGATGCACATTACCCTAAGAAAGTAACATTTGAAAAGGAGACTTCCATGAGAGAGTGGATTTATAATTGTTGGAATGTAGTAATGGATCATAACAAGAATCCTCTAAGTGCAATTCCAGACTTTAGCACACGACATATGATTATGCAGGTACTTGCATGGATGTGGTGTATTGTATTTGGTATCATTGTAGGTAGCATGTACATGGGAGTGTTTAGTATGGTACTACACACATTACTGTTAGGTGCTATTGCAATCACAGTAGGTACGTTTGAAACAGCAAAACGTAAGCCTAGTGCTTTTAATTTTGCTAATGGATACACATCATATGGTCGAGGTAGAACATATACTATTTGGCGTGATGAAAAAGGCAATGCTCGTAAGGTTCCTTTAGATCCTAACGATCCAGGTGGCGAACATGAGTAACGCAAGATGTTGGATAGAGTTGCTGTCAAATGTTGGATAGAGTATACAACTACTACACTAGTGTTAGTTAGAGCATGTATAAGCACACTAGTAATACAATAGTGTTAACAGAATGGTTGTAGATTATTATGAAGATTAGTATTAGAAATTATCCCAACAGATGGATAAGCAACGTTCATACACGTTATATGGATCGAAAGTATGGCTATGTGGATTGGCCAGTGTATGGTTCAAGTAAAGGTTTAGGCCCAGGCAAACATCAACCGTTTAAAGAAGCGTTCTTGGAAAAACTGGAAGATATTTTGCAGACTATCTACAACTGCACTATTAATCTATTCCTTGACAGGAGAGTGCAAAAGGTAAAGGTACATATTGATCGTTGGGACACATGGAGTATGGATCATACTCTTGCTCCTATCATCTTACCTATGCTTAAACAGTTGAAAGAAACCAAGCACGGTGCTCCTTATGTTGAAAACGTAGATGTCCCTAAAGAGCTACGCATGAATGTTCATCAAAAATTAGCATATAAGAAAGATGGAACCACTGACGAAAAGTTTTTTGAGCGTTGGGATTGGATCTTAGATGAAATGATCTGGGCGTTCGAACAAAAGTGTCGAGACGACTGGATGTCAGATTACGACTACAACAAATGGGACAGTGAAGGTGCTAATGCACACCAAGAACGTATGACAAACGGGTTTAGATTGTTTGGCAGATATTACGAAAGTCTATGGGATTAACTCAAAACTAATAATTTAAAGGTTGACAACGATAAATAAATGTAGTATAGTATATACATACTAAGAAACAAAGGAATTTTAACATGATCAAGACTAATACAGCATATATTACTTGTTGGCCACCATCCGGGGGTATGTCTTGACGTGACTTTTTAAAAAGTTATTTTAAGTAAGCCCCTAGCAGTTAATTCGGTTAGGGGCTTTTTTTATCGGTGAAGTGTTATGGTAGCACGACAGTCTCCAAAACTGTAAGCCGGGGTTCGACTCCCTGCACCGATGCCACGGAGTATGGCCTAGTTTGGTAAGGCGCTTGGTTTGGGACCAAGAGATCGTAGGTTCGAATCCTACTACTCCGACCAATCACTAAGTGGCAGAGTGGCTATGCAACGGACTGCAACTCCGTGTACGCCGGTTCGATTCCGGCCTTAGTGTCCATTTTCGGTTGACAATTATATCAAATGGTGCTAATATATACACATAATTAATTAATGAGAGGCACACATGAGAACGCAACCACAGGCTATTATACAAAAACTAGAAGCAGACAACAGTCGTCTAGCAAAAGAACAAGTAATCTTAGAAGCAATGGAAGAAGGACTAGATGAGTTCTTTGAAGGTGTTAAAATGGCACTAGATCCACTTGTTACATTTGGTGTTAAACAAGTTCCAGAAGCAGACAGTGAATGGGACGGACAAGGACTAGATTGGAGTAACTTTAAGGTACTGGCTAATCAACTTATCAACCGTGAACTTACAGGACATGCGGCACGTGATGCTATTGCACTTGCAATGAGTGTTGCTACTGCCGAACAGTGGAACGGCTTTTACAGACGCATTTTAATCAAAGACCTACGTTGCGGTGTAAGTGAAAAGACTGTTAACAAAATTGCTAAGAAATTTCCACAATATACAATTCCAACATTTACTTGTGCCTTAGCACACGATTCAGCTAACCATGAAAAGAAAATGGTAGGCAAGAAACAAATTGAAGTTAAATTGGACGGTGTAAGAGTATTAGCTATATGTCGTTCAGGCAAGGTAGAATTGTTTAGTCGTAATGGTAAACAGTTTCATAACTTCCCACACATCATCGAAGAGATTGAATCAGTACTAGAACGAAA